TTCAAGTAATTGAATGCAGAGCTGCTCACAATACGGGGTGATTGAATCTCTGACGAAAATTATCGTAGCGATAGCCTTCGGGCTTGGGGTTTCACCTAGGTTTAATCCCCCACCCATTCAGCCTAAAGATTAGTTATGGGATTTGAGGGGGTTACGGTAGCTATCGGACTTGGGGTAAATCCTGCGTAATCAGGTCCAAGTAAAGAAACAGACAAAGGAGACGGCACAGGATGTCGCCTATGACTGGGAGCCTTTGTCCCCTCTAACCCCCTAACTAATCACCAACCCAGACAAGATTGGCCAGTAGTCTTAGAGCTACAACGCGAGTTCGCCTAGTCTGCTCACAACTATCACTCAGGCTATTGGGATTTAGTAATGAATTAGTGATAACGGAGAGGATAGCTAATGATAAAAACAGAATCGATAACCGATGCAATAACAGACTGGTTTGATAAATATGACCGTTCATTTATTGGAACTAAAGAACTAAAAGAACTGATTGCAAAACTTGAGCAACTATCATGACCTCTGCCTTGTACTGTATAATTTAATCAAGTAAACGTAAGTGTAATACGAATGATTATGGCGATAGACTACAAAGAAAAATACTTCAACTCGATAGACAAATCACTTCAACAACTTGTAAAAGACGTTCGGAAAAACACCGAAATAACCTCACAAGTACAGGCTCAGGTGGAGAAAACTAATGGTCGGGTCACGCGTTTAGAGGCATGGAGAAACTCTATGAGCAGACCAGTTAGCGAAAAAGATCTACCATCTCCTCTCAAAGACCCAAAGCTAATAGCCATAGCTTTTAACGTATCTCTTGCTATACTTATACTTATAGCTACCCTAAGTGGTGTAAATATATCGGGTGTACTATGATAAAGAAAATCCAACTATTTGTTAATCGGTATTATGAGTCAATCAAACTCACTTTATTAATTATACTTCTCGGCATCGCAGTCTTTACTGTTGTAAATGAGATAGAGCAAAATGAGAAAGCTAGTATCGCTCGTGCTGCTGCTGTATCACAAGTGGCAGAAGCAGTTAAATCAGAGACAGAAGCTCAGACAGAAGTTATCAACAAACAGTTCCGCGCTCTTTGTATTATCATCGTAGAAACATCAGGACAAGAAGGGTTAGATAAACTAGACCCAGATAGCCGTGCAAGGTGTGAAAACCTACAAACAGAAAGTGCAACATCTTTTACCAGACCTCAGCCAGAGCAGCAAAGTGTCATTATTCAGCAACCAACACAGTCCTCAGCGCCTACGAACCCTCAACCTCAAACCGTAAACCCACAAGAGACAGTTCCACGATCTCTACTCGAACGTATCACTAATCCAATAACTAATCTCTTAGAAAGGATATTGTAATGGCGAGGTATCCATTAAACGGTAATCCACGAATATCAAGTTACCACGGTCAGCCTACGGGCATGGGTCACTTTGGCAGGCACTTAGGTATAGATAGGGTTGTAGTAAATCAACCTTTCTATGCTCCAACTAAGGGTCGGATTATCTCAGTAAGGCAGAGTGCTTCTCTTGGTCACTACATAGAAGCCGAGTTCTTTGGACTGCACTGGCGATTTGCTCACCTCTCACGAGTTAGTGTAAAAGCAGGTCAGAACGTAGCTGAGGGTACTCAGCTAGGTGTTACTGGTAATACAGGTATAACTACTGGCCCACATCTTCATTATGATGCCCGTGTACTAGGAACAGCCTGGAACTCTAGCTTCTCTAACTACCGTGACCCAGACGCTATCATCGCTCAAGCAATCGCTAACGAACGACCAAGACCAGTTATGCCCGCTGTCGGTTCACTTATTCAGCTTATACCGAAAGACAAACGCACTACCTTCCGTGCAGGCACAACTACCAGAGCAGGGACAATAGACGTAAAAGATAACACCTATGTCTATACAGTTCGAGGTTACGATTCACGCTACCCAGGTCGGATAATAATTAACAGTGCAAGTGCTGGCGGTAATGGAGTTGCTTTGGCACTCTACTATACCAACGGTGTACGCATACCTGGGTGGAAACAGCTTTAAAGGGAGATAATATGTTAGAACTAGAATACTTCATGACAATATCACTTGTATCAGGTTTGGCAGTCTCAGTCGTGCAGGAGATACTAAAGCTAAAGATTATTCCTATAAGCTTCGCTAATCGCTATCCAGTGCCTACCAACATCGTACTGAGCATTATTGCCTCAATCGTGGCTATTAGTCAGCACGGAGTCTTAGAACTCGCCAGCTGGCTTGAACTAGCTTCTACGGCAGGCTTTACCGCAGTCGTAGCCGCTATTACCTATAACAACCTTATGCGTAACTGGACACAGCTACAATCAATCGAGGGAGAGAAGTAAAAAAATGGAAAAGCTCGTCTTGCCACCCGATATATTACGGATGGTAGAGGACGAGGTATGGGCTGATCTATCTACACAGGTAGAGCAAAACTCTATATCTGAAGATGAAGCTATCCGCAGGTTTATAGGCTGGAGAGCTTGTTATATTGCTCTTTCTAATGAAAATGGGTTAGATTCATAGTTATCTCCCTATTTAATTACTAGGAGTCGTTTCAGACCCTCTTTAATCATTGCGATAGCCGATGTGTATGCCGACTTCCTTTATAGTCTGAGGAGCTTCGACTGTTGGGTTAGCCATATTTTTTACCTCGTCCACGACGGTGCCTTTGTCGTCATTTAGGCGGCCTCGTATGTGCCAGACACATAGATTGTATCGCCATTCGCCCATGTGAACGGGGTCGTCGAGGTAGGAGCATGCAATACGGCGTATGTACTGGAAGCGTTAAGGTTGTACAGACCAACAGTAGTTTGTGACGCCCTGACTATGACAGCAGGAACGTATGAGGAAGCGCTAGCATCCGTAAAGATTGCATTCCCATTTAATACGTCGCGCAGATTTACTGCATAGCTGGCGTTCAGCTCCACGGGTACTGAAAATATGGGCGTGCCACTAACACCCGCACCAGCGAGAGTGTATTTGAGGTAGAAGTGTACGGTCTTTCCAATCTGTTTGTATTTTGCAAAGTTCAGAGTCCCACCAGAAACATTTGTCCAGCTAGGTGTCCAGTCGTTCCATGCACCCCCAGGCTCTCCTGCGCCTGTTTTTAGTTTGGCGTTAGTTACGGCTTCGTCTTGAATAGCTTGCATATTAACGGTATCTGCGGGTAGCGGTGACCCCTTTAGTAAATCCCCACGAGTTATCTTGGCGGTTATAGCACCACCAGTATCAACCATAGCTAGTAGGTCGTCGTTGGATGGCGTTGTTTCGGCTGGTAAATTGCTTATTCTAGGCATGTATAAATCCTTTCTTTTATTATATCAGCTAATAACTATGTGGGTATATCAGGTATGTCTTGGTTTTCAGCAACGGCAAGGTTTCTCTTGATGTCTTCAAGTCTCTTATTTATGGTTGGCGGTTTGGTTTCGAGTTGCAGCTGCACATAGTCAGGCATGTAAGTTCTACCAACAACCATCATAGTAAGAAGATCGACATAATTACCGAAGTTCCTAAAACCAATAACATCACCAACATCGATAGACTCTATATCATATTGTTTACTTAAAACCTCAATGCTAGTTCGGTATTTAATTTTGTTATTCTGGTCGTTTATTCCCTGACCGATAATATCTGCCGAATCATCATCAGTGAGTCGTCTATCAACGTATTGTTCAAGTGAGCGACGTGTATTTGGAGCTGGAGTTTCAGTATAGTCACGGTAAAGAATCGGTGTACCGCCACCAGTGATTATTGTTCGGTTCGTAGCGTCGTGAATAGAGCTTTTTAGGTCTAGGGATTTTATATGTTCCCCTAGATAGAAAACATGTTGTGGTGTCTGGCTTCTTTGTCTGAAGTAAACAGTATTGTCTCCAAGCCCAACATAGAAGTACCAGTCACTCGGCATAAGTTCAATTATCTTACGAAGAACTTCACCGTAGGTATTGTTTCTAAAGGTATAGGTTACACTTGTACCCGTATTCGATATTGAAGTGTCTGTATAGGTGGTGTAGGTTACTTGCTCAAGATTGCTTACCGTTTCAAACCTTGCTATTGCATCTCTGGCTATCTGTGATGGGTCTTGAGATAAGAACGGTACGGTAGTCTCATCGTCTTCATTGGTGATAGGGTACTGTTCTAAATCCCAACCGTACGAGAATAGTTTTACAAACGTAGTCTCACTATCACCGTAACGGCTATTTATTTCTGATATGAAACCAGTAAATATCCTTCTACCATTAGGCGCACCAATAGTAGCTAATATTTCTTCATCATCTTCGGTTAAAATTGGCTCTCCAGCTTCAGTCAAGAGTGGTTCGATACTACCGTAGTAGACCCATACATCTACACGGTTATTGTGTACCAGAGATGAACCTTCACCAATTTGGTTTCGACTGGTAGTTGTTGCTAGTATTGGATCATCATCTTCGGTAGTAATGACAGTATCATCCTCAGTTAAGAGTGGAGAAGTAGTTGTACCGACTGAATCTGAGTTACGAGCAAGCTCTATGTCCATTTCAGAGCCTAGTTGATTTATCTCCTGCGTAAACAGTGGTTCAGATATAACATCTCGCCATACTTCTAAGAAATTACCATCCTCGTCATAAACCTTATAAAGATAGCGTTTTTCCTCAATTGCTTCTGCGTCTTTTAGGATAACGTTACGAGCTTCGCCACCAAAAATAAGCGTACCCGATATTGCTCGGTAGAATGTCACTTCACCTCTTGCAACACCACCACCAAATTGAATTGTTCCTGTGGCTGATCTCGAATAGGTTGCAGCAGTAGTTGTTATGTAGGCAGTCTTTGTTTCTATCGTATTACCTGCGCCATTTGTAGCGGTCAGAGTAACTGTAAACGTGCCTACGTCAGTGTAGGTATGCGACGGACTAGTCTCTGATGAACCAGAGCTATCACCAAAGTTCCATGTATATGAAGCAGCACCGATAGACAAGTTCGTGAAATCAACCGTAAGTGGTCGCTGACCCGAAAGAGGAGTAGCGCTAAAGTTAGCATAGGGAGCAACCTGTGTTATAGACTCCGAACCAGAAGCACCAGCAGTTCCTGGTAGACCACTTGGGTCGCCAGCACCATTTAGACCCCTACCACCAGCATCACCTCCAGCTGCAACGGTAGCACTAGGGGAAATAGACTGTGCAGTCCCATAGAATATCTGCACGTCGCCAGCGTTACCACCACCACCACCACCACCACCATATCCACCAGGAGTTGATCCAGCAGCAATCGCATCAGCTCCACCATTACCACCCTTTTGACCAGCTGTACCAGAAGTAATAATTGTGCCGTTGATAGTGATAGAAGGGGCTTTTAACACAACATGGACACCAGCCTTACCAGCTCTACCACCAGCTCCACCACCACCACCAGCGAAGAAGTAGTAGGTTGCACCACCCGAACCACTTATGTATGAAAAGTTTCCTGTTCCACCCACACCGTTTTGTCCGTATTGCCAGCCACCAATCCCACCCCCAAAGCTTATCTGACCAACATAACTACCAGTACGAGTATAGTAACCCCAACCACCGCCACCGCCACCAGCAGAGCCAGGTGCAGCATTTCCACCACTTCTTTGATAGAGAACTGACGGAGTGCTAAACCCAAGATTACCACCTGAGCCTTGTGTACCGAAAGATGCACTACCTGTTGCGCCATTGCCACCCTTACCAGTGGTTGTTGGTACTGGTGGTGAGCTGTTTGTCCAACCACCATCGCCACCGCCACCGAAACCATTCGATTGTGCGCGTTGGCTTACTCCAGCTCCAGCACCACCAGCAGCCACGCCAGGGCTTGTATAGGTGACACCGTCAATCGTGACAGACCAAGTATTGTTACCATTATTGACCTTATTAGATACGTTTATAGACCCATCAATAACTATTGACTCAGTTGCACAAATATAAAGAACTGAACCAGTAGCAGAGTTTGTAGATAAAGTAGCACCAGCAGCTACATTTACTGTGGTGAATTGATACTTTGTATTCAGTAATAGGTTAGTAGTTCCAGAGGGTACGTTTAATGCACCGTTTGATCCATCACCAAACGGGTTCATGGTTTAACTCCCTGATAGATTTATTACGATACTACCGATAGGGAATTGTATTTGGTCACCAGATATGACGGCTGCTGTTGAAGATAAAGTACCGAATGTTTTTAGATCGCCAGCAGATGAGGCGTTTCTTATACCAAAGTGAGTGATATTCGCTGATGGTAGGCTAGAGAATGTGATAGCAACGGTATTACTCATTTGACCACCAGAGATAGTACCGAAAGTGATAGCTTGGCGAGTATATCCACCGCCAGTCACCTCTGTACCAGTATCCGCAGCGGTTGGGTTCGTAGTATAAAGCGCTAGGTATGGCGTATCGTTTTTAATAAGCTCTAGCGTATCTGTTATCATTGTGTTGCTTGGAAACATTGGCATGACGGTTATCCTTTTCTCCTATTATACAAGCTGTTCGTTATATGTGGCTACTATATCGACGTTTCTGGTAGTGAATGTATCGACATAGACTAGTTGCTGTGCGCCTGGCTGAAAGGTGGGGAATAGACCAGTAAAATCTAGCACCACCCCGTTTTGTTGGACGGAATAGTTCTTTGAATCAACAGTTATAATGTCACCATCTGCAAAATCACCTTCAATAGTGATACCCTGGTTGTTCTTGGCATTGAATAGCGATATTGATTCTCCAGTACCACCAGTGACTGAGTTAATGACGATGGTTATGAGTGGCTCTACAATGAAGCTACCACCTACGGTGAAGGTTTGAGAAGCACTTGCAGTAGTAGCACCGACCATGTTTACTCCTTGTGTTTCCGCTGTGTTAGTGCCAACAGGGGTAGAAGCTAAGAATATAATCTGGCAATAGGCATGAGAACCGTTCCATTCGATATTAAACTCATTCATCGTCGCGGTATAGACTACTTCAACACCACTCTGTAAGACTTTTACTTCACCATTCTGAGGTTGTAGGAGCGCTTTTACGGCTGTAACGGTTGCCTCAGTATCTTGTCTGTCACCTGAGCATATATCCATCCATACAGGTATAGACTTTTGGGTGTATTCAGATGAGGTAACAATCGAAAGCGAACGACGAGCAAGTTTATATATCTTTATGTCTCTATCTGGCAAGGTCGTAAAATCATAGTTATAGAGATCAACACCTGGTATATCGTGTAGGGCGTTTCCGTTGAAGAATACTTGATACTGTTCCATATTATCCCATGTAGCTCTGTGTTGGTACGAGTCCAGCACTTGTTATTTCCTGATTGCCTGTAAGTTTCCTAAGCCAGCGTTCACCGTCTACTTCACTAGCTATATTGATAGTACCGATGTTGTATTCTCGTTTACCGCCTTCGCCATTTATCATGTTGTCCAGTTTCGATAGGGGTATGACAGCTTCTGATTCATTTCCTTCACCAATCATAGCGAGAGTGGGAGTGGAGACTATACCGCCTTTCGCAAGCATAGGTATGCTTAACTCGCCAATAGCACCAATATTGACTCCAGGTATCTTGTTTATAGCACCTAGCGCACCATTTATCATCCGTATAAAGCCGTTTATTGTACGTTCAGCAAATCCTAATACTGAATTGACTGCGCCCTTTACTATACTTGAACCAATCTCTCCTATTGTAGAGAAAGTACCTTTTATCCAGTCATAAACCCTACCAACAGCAGACTTTATATTGTCAAAGTTTTTGATTATTGCAGCTGCAGCTAGGCCTATCGGGCCTCCCAAGATACCAAGAAGCAAAGGCCAGTTATTCTTTACCCAGTTAAATGCACCTGATATAGCTCCAGTTATCATATCCCATGCACTTATCCAGAAGTTTCTGAACCCATCAACATTGTTCCAGAGCCAAGTAAGAGCAGCTACCAGACCCACAACAGTAAGAACGACCAACCCAATAGGATTTGCCAACATGACAGCATTTAGTATTGCCCATGCAGTAGTGATTGTTTTTATAATAACAAACAAAGTAGTGACTACCCCTATTACCGTTGATATTGCGATAGCTAAAGGTATAAATACGTTTCTGTTTCTAATAATAAAGTTTATAAATGGGCCGACTTTATTCAAGGCTGTTTCAAATGCACTACCAAGTGCTGCTATACCGTCTGATATTTTTCGCTGTCCAGCTTCAAGGTCGCCATCTCCTAGCGAACGTACTATTGATTCAATACCTCTCGTTATGGCGTTGTTCATGTTAGAGAACGCAGTATTTATACCACCAGTTGCTGTTCTAGCCTGTTCATCAAGTGAGGCAAGACCGCCGCCGCCTTCTTTATTTAGCTTTACAAGATCATCAATTAGCTGCTGTGGGTTCTCTCTATAAAGCTCTCTTAGACCCTCTCTAGTAAGCCCTGTTTCTGTTTGGAGTGCTTGAAGTGCAGTAGGCATGTTAGCTGCAATACTGTTCCACTCCTGAGCATCTATTCTTCCTCTGGACAATGCTTGTTGAAGCTGTGTGAAGGTTGCAGAAGCAGTGCCAGCATCAACACTTGAAGCCAACATAGCATTATTGAATGCTAAGAACGCATCGGTTGCGTCATCAACACCCAATCCAGTAGTCACGAGCTGCTGAACAGCTTTTGCTCCATCTTGGAGCGATGTAGGCAGACCCTGTAAAGAATCTGATAATTTATCCGTAGCGCCTGTTGCTTCTTCACTCGTAGCGCCTAGTGCTTGCAATACTCTTGGGAAGGCAATAAGCGTGTCAATTCTATCGACTGCTCTACCCATATTTTTAGTAATAGCTACACCGACTGCCACAGCAGCAGCAGCTACTGCTGCAAGACCGACTTTAGCGATACCAGTAAAAGCACTATTTGACTTCTTCTCGGTAGTGCTTGCAGAATTTTCAATGCCTTTGTTGGCATATTCTATTTCTTTAGCACCCTTCTTATACTGTGAAGTATCTATGGTAGCCAATAATTGTATTGTTCCAATAGTTGTAGCCATTATGTATCAGCTCTCATGCCTTTTATAAGTTTATTTGTAAGTTGTTTGAATGTACTTGAAGGTTTCTTTGCTCTCGAAGAACCAGCTCCTATAAAAGATGCCTGAGCCATTCTATATAACCTATAATTATCGAGCCTTCTTGATGCTTCTAGTAGAGTAAGCATCTCTTGTGAAGTTACGATAAGGTTTCCATTTTCATCTCTAGCATCATTCTTAGCGTCAAGGTAAGCTTGCCATCCAAAACGTTCAGCAAATTCTGTTAAAAGAAGCCACTCGTTATCAACCTGCATGTGACCAGCAGTAGAGGCTTTTGCTCTTTCAACTTTCTCGTATTCCTCATCTGTTACATCGAGAAGTGATTTACTGCTCTGTTTTGGGTTGTTTTCCATCGGCTTGACCTTTTATGTCTTCAAAAGCCATCATCAGTACACTTGTTGGTGTATCTTCTATCCATTTTCTTACTTCAGAGTTGTCATCAGTGTCATCGTTAAAAACCTGCAAGAATGTCTCGTAGATAATCTTTTCGTTTTCTTCGTATTTAGCGGAGTATTGTTCGTAAGCATCTAAATCAGCTTCTGTCGCAGTGCCGTTTTCAATCTTTTTGTCTATCATAGATACTCGTGCAGAACTTAGCTTACACGCCCTAGAAGCTTGGCTGAAGCGCATTTCCGTGCCAGCACCAGGCAATACAATGTTCCATATGTTACCGTCTATATCGACTTTTCCATTTTTTATGTACTTATTGGTACTGATCTTGATTGGTTCTGCCATATATCCCCTCATGGTTACTTTATCTAAAGTATACCAGAAAAGCCCCGAAGGGCTTTATCTAGCTAGATACAGGAACCCAGTCTTCTGTTTGGTGATCCCAAAGGACTGCCTCACTAACGTCACCTGCACCGATTTGTACAGTGCCGTCATTTGTTGGCTGTGCATAGATAGTTACTTCTACGCTAAGACCATCTGAATCATTGTAGGTAGGGTTGAAGTTGAAAGCTACAATACCTGCAAAGATGTGAACGTCATTGCGTGAATCATCATCACATGTGTAGTGAATGTTTACTGGTACTGGTTCACGAGTAGTACAGCTAGTGCTTCCAAGTACAAAGTTACCTGCGGTATAACCGTCGGTAGGTGCATTGTAGATGTCTGCCCAGATGTTCTTTAGGTAATCCATATTAGGTAGGTAAAGCGTGAATGTCAGCTCGGCTGTATCAAGCATTCCGCTTGGTGCAGTACGAGTACCACCAAGAGTCGTAGACTCACGAGTACCTTCCTCGAAGTTTGGTGAGATGTCGCCTAAGAAACGAGCAGGTATCAATGCTGTACCTATCGCTACTTCAGCGCTTCCACCAAGAATTACATCGTTGTTCATTTAATTCTCCTTAGTTTGTTACGTTTTGATACCTTACTTCACCAGATACGACGAATGAATGTCCGCCGTTATCATCTTGACCGACGTAATCGGGAGCTGATACGGGAGTTATGGTAACTCCTTCATAGCTTTCTGTCGTTACGCCGTCTAGGGCTGGTAAGGTACATATATCACTGAAGCTATCGTGTAGGTAGTCCAGTATCTCTTGTGCCGTGTTAGAGGCTGTCAGGGGGTTGGTGTTTCGTACATAGAAGTCTACTGCTTGAATGCGAGAGTTAAACCTTGTGACAGGTGTGCCTCTCGTAATCACGGCTATACCATTTCTAGCTTTGCCGTTTTCATCGACTGGCAATATGCCCATTTGCAGGGTAGTACCAACCGTACCAAAGCCATCGTCTTCGAGTTGTTGTAGAAGTGAGTGGACTATCATATCTTATACCTAAAATATTTCGCTTTATCACCTCTCATGACTGAATCTCCAGCTTTTGCCAGGTAGCCGAGCGTCTGTGGGTTCTTGCGGTTCTCAAAGTGCCTCTTTCGGGCGTATGGCACTCTGGATGAGCCAAACTTTACGGCATAGCCGTTTGTGATAGGCTCTACACGCCCTGAGTTCTTTAAAGCACCAGTTTCCACAGGAGCATTTATGACTGCGCGTCTTTGCACGTCTACTGACATTTCTGCTAGAGCTTTCTGCATGCCAGACTCTATTTTGGTATCCCAACCTTTGTTTATAGATAGTTTAACTGGCATTAGCTTGACTCCTCATAGTCTGAAAAATCAGCAGGAACAAGTGTAAGAGTAAGATGCTCTCGGTTGCTCGGTGCTTCGCTTACAAAGCTTTCTGTGGGTCGTATGTGCAAGGTTGCGCCTTGTTCTACGTTTTCACTGTTATCGCTTTGTATAAGCCCTGCCCGTTGCTTGAATACACCCTGTGCAGAGTAGCTTCCAACAATCCTGTTACCAGTAATGCTGTTTCGGTCTATCTGCAAGAATGTGTAGTCGCTGAGATCAAATACATCAAACACTTCATATCCACCTTCTGAGTAATGGTCGCCACCAGTCATACCTACTATTTCGTAGTCACGACCCATGCAGCGAATCCCTTGCCCAATAAGTGTAGATTCCATTAGCAACCAGTCTTTCCGTGTTGCAGGTTAGGGATATTGCACAGTGAATACTTTGAGACAGTCTTTCCATACAGTTTGTAGAAGTCGGCATCGAGGTCTGTATCGGCTTGGAAGTGGATACGGAAGTCTTCAACCTGTTTCTGTGTAATTGTAGGGTCAAACTTATTCTTCTTAGTGATCTGTGCGAATAATCCAGCAACAACACTCTGCAAGTCTAACGGTAAGCTAGAAGCATTAGACTGAGGCTCAAAGCCCCAATCAGCGGTAACCTCTATCTCTTTTTGCGTAGTGAATCGGTTTTCAAAAACAAGAGAGTTGTACCAGCTTCCGTTCCTTTTATCCCACTGTCTTACAGAGTATTCCGATGGGTCTTGTGTATCCCCATCAATCTTTACTTCTGTGACGTTCCAGAATATGTCTACGAAAGCGGTACTGTAACCCTCTCTCAGGTCAAAGACCCTTGTTTCCGATACCTCATCTACTGACGTGCAGAGCAAGTCTTCTAGGTTTAGTAACGCTATTTCAATGTACGAATCGAAGTTATCTTCTTCAATGGAAGTTAGGGGTCGCCCTAACAGCGCAGATACTTGTTCTTCATCCATCAGTTAGACCCCTTTCTATCCTTTATTAAGAGCTTGCACCGTTCGAGATTGCTACACCAGCTTTGAGTGCAGCCAAACCACCACCTGCCCAAATTTCTTGTAGGTACTCGTTGGTGTTTGTCTTGAGTGCAAAGTTAGTGAATGACTCGATTGTGCTATCACCAACAGTACGGTAGTTGCTTGGAGTAAAGATGTATGCATCGTTATCCGTGTCATCATCCATCCAGTCAGGTGTAACAACGCCGCTGAATCCAAAGATGTTTGCAACGTTTGTTCCTGGAGCGAATAGGAATCCACCGTTTACACCTTGCTGCGTAAGTACATCAATGAGGTACTCGCTCTTAGCTACGAGGAGCTTAGAGCCGTCTGCTTTAACAGCAGCACTTGCAGTTAGGAGGTCAACGTATGCATCACCAGTACCAGCAACAGTAGTTGCCCATACGCCACCAGCTGCATCTGATTTAACAGATAAGAAACTGTCGATAGCATATGCGCTACCTGGAGTACGACCATCGCCGATAACGATAGCTCGTTCAACTTCACGGACAATACGACGTGGAAGTTCAGTTAGAACGTAACGTAGTAATGCACCTGGATCACGCTGTTCCTTTACGACTTCACGAGGAAGGGTAAGGTACTTATAGATGAACTGTGGTCGAAGTGTACGCTGTACGAGAGTAATGACTTCTTCAGCCTTTTCATCTTCTTCGTCACGATTGTAACCCTTAGCTCGGCTATCTTCACCACTAACGCTGTCGTAAGCGACTGAGAAAACATCAAGACCAGTCTTGCTAACTGCGTTCCAGATTTCACCGCCTTCTTTGAAAGCGTCTTCAATAGCTTGGATTACAGCAGGTGGTAGCAATACTTCAGGGTTTGTAATGCCCATCTCTACTGAGAGGTGCTTGCCCCATGCGTCTTTAACATCGCTAGGCTTGCGACCAGCGTTCTGTGCCATAACGATTGCAAAGTCTTCGAGAGCTTTAGGACTTTCGAGATAACTCTTAGCAGTTGGTTTAGCATCTACGGTTGCCTGAGCTTTTGGCTCAATAACCTGAGTTTTAGCAACTTCTTCTTGCTTGCTCATTTCTATTTCCTTATCGACTGAATTATTTGTTTCCGCTACTACTTCCTCAGTCTCCTCAGTAGTTTCGGTTACGCCTACGACTCCTTCTTCAGGCTTAGTTTCGGCTTCAACTGTTTCTGTTTCATCTGTGGTCGTTGAAACCTCATCAGTAACTTCCTCAGTTGTTTCGGCTGTATCGGTAACATCTGTTTCCTCTACTTCCTGTTCGTTTTTAACTTCAAGCTTGGCTTTCATGCTCATAGCAGGTTGCATTACTGCGTTGTTTACGTCCTTCGTTAAAGCTATGACGTTCTTTACCATGTCTGTCAGTTTCGTTTTACCTTCAACTGCTTCGTCAGCAAATCCCATTTCAACAGCTTCTTCGGCAGTCATCCAAGTTTCAGCAGCGAGCAACGCTTTGATTTCCTCTTTTGACTTACCAGTACGGTCTGCGTAGAGACCGATGATTGAATCATCGATCTTTCTTAGCATCTCGGCAACTTCTTTCATATCATCTTCGTTACCCCACGCCATCGTGGAAGCTTTGTGAACCATCATCATTGAACCTGAGTTCATAATGATACGGTCACCAGCCATAGCAATAAAAGATGCAGCAGAAGCAGCTAGAGCGTCTACAACAACGGTAACTTTGTCCTGCCTATCTTTCAGCATGTTATAGATTTGAACACCTGCGAATACATCACCACCAGGACTATTAATCCTTACTGTGATGTCGCCTTTATGTTCATCAAGTTGTTCACGAAATTGCTTCGGAGATACCTCGTCATCAAACCATGATTCACTTGCTATAACACCTTCAAGAATAAGCTCTGATTCTTTAGCTTCGTTTGTAACGAACTTCCAGAATTGTTTGGACATATTCTTACCTTTACTTATTAAAGTTTAGAACACTCCCTTGCGTTCTTTATGAACTTTGCTTGTTCGGTTCTACTTCTAGTTTATCAGTCGATACAGAGTGCTGTCTATTGTGGTCATGGTTGTGGTACTCGCTGATGAAAACAATGCGGTAGGTATCAAGCTTTTTGCATTTGCTGTTTGAGCATTTGAGTTCCATAGTCGAGCTTGTCGTTGCGTTAGCTAAGAATCTTTTACAGTGTCTACACTTTACTTCATATTTCATACTTCGGTTCTCCTGAATACAAGCGTTCCACGACCATTCGGGTGATAGTCTTGAGCCTCATTAGTTTGCCAATCATTCACATAGATTACTTCTTCACCTTTGTTATTGGGGGCGATAATTGTTTCGCCTTCAGCCCACAGAGGGCTGTCGATGGTTACCCATATACCTTCTTGAGACTGGCAAAGTGGGCAGGGTGTAACGCCTGAGTGGTCAATAGTCTTTTCCCACTGTGTACCAGTTTCAGAAGCCAAAGACTTCATGCCTTCTAGTTTACCCATGTTCTGCGAGTGGTTGAGTTCCGTTCGAGCCAATCGTTTTACACGATAGTCGTCGGTGTCTACGATTGCTTTTAGGGCATCTTCGGTCTGCTTGCGAGTCAGACCGTTATCCCTTGCGTCAAGTAACACCTTTTGGATTGATTCAGCGGTATCAGAGCCGTAGCTTGTACCGACTCGTCTCAAGTATGCCTGATAGTAGTCTTCGGCAGTTTCAGGAAGCGTAAAGCCTTGTAATTCGTCAAGTGAAAGACCTGCAAGTGCCACGCCAGCAGCATACTCCTCTTTACCTTCGGCTAGTAGAACTGCGAGAACAACTGCATATGCAGCAAGCACAAATTTCTCTAGCTCATCTTCTGTTGGGTTAGGATTAACCGCCATAGAAACTTTATTCTCAACAATATCTTCGTCTTCTAACTCAGAGACTGCTCTATTAACCTGAGCCTCTAGGTAATCTCGTGCTACCTTCTCAAGCTTTTCTTCATCGGTTAATTCAGCTTTTGGGTTTGTGCGTTTCGCTGCTTCTATTGGAGTAACGCCATCTATTTCATTCGGGTTAGGTGCGTTGTCTACTTCATCGCCTTCATCAACTTCTGGCTTATCGTTCTTGATAACCGTCGTGTCATTTCCCTTCTTCAAAAGCTTATAACTTTGCGATAGGTTAAATGCATCTACAACACTATTCAATGACCAGTTATAAGGATCGCTTGTGTACTTTAGGATAATCTGGCTCTCAATACTCTTTGTCTCAGCTTTTACTTTTTCAGCATCGGCAACAGCAGGTATCTCATACTCATAGGTCAAAGCAACACCAAGACCACCAGTAATACGGTTCAGTTCGTGAGTAATTTGTGAGAATATCCGAAGTGCAAGAGGATTGACGGCTCGCTTCGCAAAGTTTGCTTCAGATACTTCAGCGTTTGAGTATTTGGCAGCACTATCAACACCTTTAATAATCGAACTGACACCATATGCTTCGCTCAGTCTGTTATCAACGTGATCGAGTAGGTTCTTGAAGTCAATGTCTTTGTTGCTCTGGCTGAACGGTATCCATTCAACAACAGGTTGCAGCCCTTTACCGTTTTCGTCCATTGGCACATACGAATAGGTAACGTTATTGTTATTGCCAGCACCACGGTGCTTCTCTTTCAATCTTTCAACGGTATCTTCATAGTCTTTAGGAGTTGGGGCGGTAACCCTGAACATTCCAGCAGGAATTGCATTGTTCTCAAAGAAACCTTTTTGGTAATCGCCTATGTAGCCATCAACGGTAGACCACTTAGCACTTGAACGAGCAGGAGAGTAGCCACCATAAAGGTTGCCAGGTTTCGCACCGCCTGGGATAGCGATAACCTCATCTTCACTGAATCTCTGGCTACCGATATTGTAATAAACTTTCCCATCTAAATAGGTAATAGCAGGGTTTTCTAAAAAGGTGAACCCTGCGATATTCTGACCTCTTGGAGTGAAATCACCTGTCGCTTTGGCTTTAGGGCTGCCAGTACGCCAAACAAGTAGATAAGTGTAGTCGAGCGAGAGTACGGATACACCTAGCTTCTCCATAAATAGAACGTAGGAGTCAGTACGGTTTGGGTGATAGAGAGCGTCAAGAGCTGGATGAGGAACTGACTTACCATTGCTATCAATGGCTTTCGCTTTTATAGTCATCAACTCATGGACGATTGGTCGGATATTTGGATACTGACTAGCAAACTCGTCAGCGCAGTAGGTGTTATAAAGTCCGTAGGGGTTTTGAATAGAGAATGATGGCGCTCCCACCAAGTTTACTTGTGCCTTTGGTCGTAATCGGTTTATCAAAGTTTTAATAGGGTTCAATATCTAATCCTCTTTTGCTTTTATTGTATCAGTTAATGCAGAGTGCGGTCTATAATACGCCAGCCCATTGTGGTTTGCGCGTATTTGCAGCTCTTTCATAAATAGTCGCTAAGTTATCCACACCATCATCATGCTCGTTCTTCGCACCTGCAACATAACCTAGAACTTCAGCAGCAAATTCAGGATATTTACTTGTCCAGTTAGGGGGCATGTACACATTGTTCTGCACCCATGCACTACTAGCCAATATACGAGCCTCCTTGTTAGCCGTAGTTGGTGTCCATTTAACTTGGGTAGCATTGTTTCCTAAAGCCCTAAGCTCACGCTCTACGTTCCTCGCATATCCCTTACCACCGTTATTTGATTCAAACTCTGCTTGGGTTGTACCGTCAGCAGTAATCATTCTGGCTACTTTTGGCTCGGTAATCTCGGCTTTCTCTGCGGAATAGTAAATATCAGTAACATATACCTTGCCTTCATGCTCTCGCCAGTTTATCGAACACAAGTAGTCTTTACCCTGGTCGGCAACATCAGTGTTATTAAACTTACGCGGTGTATCAGGTAGCTCTGTCCATTCAGCAAAACCTTTATAAAGTCTTCCTTCAACGTCCATAGGCTTCTGTAAGTAATTGGCTTTGAAAACTTCTGGTCTGAGAGTACGCCTCGCTTCATTCAGCTTTTCTTCATTCATGATACTCAGCTCTAGCATGTTGCCCTGATCGTCTACGGCTGGATAGTCTATCGAAACTACATCGTCACCATAAAAGTCTATGATTCTACCCGACAAGTCCATCTTTGCCCATCGCTGCATAACGAATATAAACTTGTAGTCATTACCGTCAGCACGAGAAAACAGTGTGTTTCTGAACCAATCAAAGTTAGCTTCATGAACCCTTGCGTTCATAGCGTCGATATGGTTCTTGATAATATCGTCAATGATAAAGTAATCGGCACGAGAACCTGTGAGTGCAGATGTCGGGCTGGTGGCTCTATATGAAGGCTCTGAGCTTCCCTCTAGCTCCCACTTAGACTTAGTAGCGAATCCCTGCTTGATTTTAGTCTCAGGGAATATCTGGTTGTAGGGTATGCCGTCTTTTCCTACGTTGATACCAAGTATTGTATCTCGAATCTGCGTAGAGAAGGTGCTAGATAGATCGCCAGCATTGGAAGCACCAATGACACGGTTGGTTGGGTCTTTACCCATAAGCCACATGGCGAGGTTCTTTGCGGTAAAAGACTTGTAGTGACCAGGTGGTAGTGAAAGGACTAAGTAATGCTTGTCTGATTCCTCAATGAACCACTGGAGCTTGTCTGCTATTTCTTTTAGCAATTTACGCTCATCAGTAAACAGTTCAGGATAAAGGGCTTTCTCAAAATCCCAGAAGAACCTACGAGCTAGTTCTTTCTTAGCCTCAAGCTTTACATAGTCTGGTATTTCAGACATTACTTTCCTTGTGCTAGTTTGCGTAGTTCTTCTGCTGTGAGTGCGTTGTATGGGTTCAAAGAACCATCAGGGTTTGATATATCTACGCTCTCTTTTGGTTTGCCGAACGACCTATTGAGTAGACTGTCTAGTGCCTGGTTGTTAGCTGGCTTGGTAGTCATGAAGTAATATTCATTCTCATCGTCTAATGAAGTTTCATCATCTAGGTATTGTTTTATTAAATCAGGGTCGGTTACTATACTTGTTTCTCTACGAGCCTTAGCACCTTTTCCAGTAGTCCTTACTACCATTAAATACTTCTCACCAATAGCAAGGTCTAGCTGTGAATTGAATAGTTTATCTACGTTCTTATTTACACGCTCAACAAATAGTTTCTTTGCTAGTTTAGACTCGGCAGTAGCCTTATTGACTGAGCCTTTTTTCCTACCGTTGTTTTTACGTCCATCTTCTTTCATAATAACCTTGCATAAATCAGATTTGATTATCTAATTTTTTATTGCCTTCATATCCCTATACTACCATAAATGTATTCAATCTGCTTATACCTAAAATAGGCTCTCAAACCACTTCCCCGACCCCTTCCCCGCACATTTTGCGAACAGGGGAGTCTGACCCCTGTTACAGACCGACACCCAGGCGGGGCAGGGGAGTGCGCTAACACCTTAGAACTTTTTTTCTAGGAGATCCCTATGTTCAGCAGGGGAGTGCCTATATACTACCCACTAAAGAGGCTCATGAGCTTTTGTTTAGGTATCTTCACAACCGCATACTTGCAGTCTCGAATACCGAGCGTGATAATAAACTGTCCGTCATACTCTACCAGCCCACTAGCAAACTCTATGTTCTCGTGAGTGCCAAAGCGGAAGGGTTTAGATAGTCTAGTAATAATGCCCTGCTCGTTATGTTCGGCTAGATAGGTGTAGTACACATGCTTGTCGTAAATCTTTTGGTTAAATCTATTTCTAGGATTTGCGTATTGAAACAGTATTCTTTTTTCATGTACCAGGCTCAGCCATGTGCCGTCTTTTTGCTTGAGTAGTTGGCTGCCACCATGAATCTTTGTTGTGGTGGGTTCGCCTATGAGCTTGCCGTCTTTGTATACTTGGCTGTCTGAGTAGGTAAAATCAAACTCTTTTGTGGGAGTATCAGTTGGCGACCAGTTTTTTTCTACTGCTTCTTTTTTGGGTTTGGGTAGGCTTCTAAGATACTTGAGTTCCCTGCCTTCAACTAGGTACTCTGCAAGACCCGCTGATTCATTGTGGAGGCTTCTAGTTACACGGTCTGATTCAAAGCCAATTGCATGTAGTCCGTCTTTTCTGCTGAATAATCTAACATCTTCTAGTCCAGCAATGAGTATGTTCTTTGGGGAGTCTTTGGAGACTTCTAATTTATGAAGGTTGGATACTTGGAGGGTGTCTGGGTTGAGATCGCCAAGAAGAACGTCTGTGATACTGTATGCTCTGCCGTCTCGGAAATACCACCTGCCCTCTCGTTCAACTGCAAAGTTGCAGCTTCTAATAGCAATCTTTAGCTTCCCATTATGCCACGCGATACTTGGATTGAAGTGTCGCATAGCAGGGTCATCTATCTCGCCATAGATTCGTATATCAGCACCAAGCTCTTGAATATCTACTGCCTGTAATATGTCTGATCTTGTATTTTGTCTCCCCATTCGTGTTCGAGTGCTGTACATATATACCCTTTCTCCTGCATATAGAGGACTATATCGAGGTTTGTTTTATCTCTTGCTACACCTTCAATCTCAGTTTCTAAGTGAAATACCTTCACAATTCCAAAAAACTTTCCAAGAGATTCGAGCGCCTCATAAGTATAACCTTCGATGTCTATTTTCATAATATCTATTTCGGTGTGACCCAATTCTTCAATAACTGAATCTAGCCGTCTGGTTTTAACTTGTATGGTGCTGGTTTTCTTCACCCAGGGGTAATTAACTCGATTCAAGTCCATGCTGCTTGAGCCTACAAAGTTTTTGTCTCCATGTATTTGTAGGAACTCAACTGTTCCTTTTTTGTTAGATATAGCATCGGTGATGAGGGTAGCCTGTGGATAATTGTTAGTGACCACTTCAATCTGTGGTGGGTTGCACTCGAATAGAACAATGTTTTTAAAGTCTACCTGTCCTTCACTAATACGATATGCCAGTTCTACACCATCGTGACCGTCTCGGCTGCCTACTTCGTAGATAATAGGGTCTTTTTTAGTCCCAAATTGCTTGAGATAGGTTTTGACGGGTGAATTGAGCCACTTGTTCATTTGTATGGTTTATACTGATTACTTTTCATATTGGCTTTGTAATAGCGGAAATTACGCATAATGCTCAGGTTTCTCTCTGCTTTAGATAGAGAGCTTTGCACGTTGGAGTCTTGGTCAAGGCAATAAAGCAGCTCTGAGCTGTTTGGAACGTCCATAGAACGAAATGTCGTAAGACCTGCGTTATGAATGCGGTTGGTAAAGTCAGGGTGTTCAAAGCCATATAATCCATATGTTTCGTCAAAACCGCCTATGGTATCAAGTACGATTTTCTCTATGTATATCATAGCACCTCTTGTGTGAGAATACGATACTGTTTGGTCATCTTCATATAGAACTTTCATATCTGTTGGAGGCTTGTCTGGTAGCTTGAATTGATACATTAAATGAGGCTCAGGGTGTTCAACGTAGGGCAACCACCAGTTCTTTGCTATTGGGTAGCAGTCATCGTCGAATAGAAATATGTGGTCACAGTGATCAAGTTGTGCAAGTAGCTGGTTCTTAGCGTGTGCAACTCCTTTATAATCTGCGTCTTCGTAGACAATAAAATCACAGTCTTGTGGGAGTAGTTCGTCCCATCTTCTAAGATCAAGTATGTTTCGGTTTGGAGTGGTGGTTATACCTATGCCAATCTTACAGCTCATATATACTCTTTTTGGGAAATAGTTTTAGAAGTTCATCGGTAAAATACTGAGTACTAATAATTGGAGCTTTAGGCAGAGTAGGGGTTTTTGTTTTTTGGTCTTCATAAAAGTCACCACCTATTGCAAATATATTTCCGTAAAGAGTGCGTGGTTTGAGCATAACCCCTCCGTTCATATATGGTTTGAGTAACTTATGAATTTTCATACGTTTAGACTTTTCAAGAATCATAGGAGTGTGGAGTTCATAATCTAGCCATGTATAGCCGTTATCTCTAAGCCAGGCTGCCGTGAGTTGCTTTTGGTGCTGGTGGTAGCCTCTATGCTGGAGAAGTCTTTTATAATTTCCCTGGTGTAGGTTGGTAATAGCTATTCGTTTGGTTATGTATACGTCGTCCATAGAATAAATAAAAGTCTCTGGTATCCGTTCCTCGTTCAAAACAGCAAGCATAGCATACTCTTGGTCTAGGTATTGATGGCGAGATCGCTTACCTACTATGTGATTTACATTCTGTATCCAATCAGGCTTATCTCCAACAATCCAAACTTCACCATTACAGTTCTTTATATTTTTAATGCTGCGAAGTGCAAACCTGAGTTCCTGACCATTATCGTGTGTTTGCTTGTATGTAATGACGATAGGGTACTTATTCACTGATAAGCCTGTTTCTTCTTGTTAATCCAAGTTTGAGAGCTTTGTGTCTCATGGTTAGGTTCTTAGATGTATCAATAACTGTATGTCCAGCTTCTTTTAGTCTTGATGCTTGAATACGCTGCTCAGAAGAACATATGCACCAGAAGTAGTAAGTCATGATCAAATTTTAACACACATCAAATAACCCTCGGTTTTTCACAGCTTCGCTCCAAGGGGCAACCTCACAAGCTAACGGCTCTGGAATAGGGTTCTATTCTGAGCTGTTCATATTAGATATCCTCAATACGCTTAGTATGTTCTTTGTATATGCCTACACTAAAGGACAAGCCAAGTTTTTTTAGATACTGTTTGTTAAAGTACAGGAACTTATATGTAGGCTATTCCGTCACCGTCTCACTCCAAGGCGTGAGCACCCATGTTCTACTGTGTGGCTCATAGTTAGCTTTTATACCTACGAGTGTGTACCAGCCTGTTTAGTGTCCGCTGGTGGCCAGTAGAAGCCTGCCTAGACTGGGGTAAAAAGTAAAAGCCCCCTGTGAGTGCTATATGTCAAATACCCTCGACTGATGAATATTTGACGATTGTATTTCAAATATTCAAATCCAGTATACTACAAACTTCTACAAATCAAAACACTTCCACCTACAACACATAGATACTGCATGAGTGACAGGTCAAAACCTAGAAGGGGAATAACAGCTATGTATGGAGTGAGGCACACCGAGCAATCAAATAAACTGCCGAGCCTACTTCTTCTAAGTCTATAAAAAATACTGTACACACCGTCATAGTTGGCGATCATAATAGATAGACCGCTGGTGATTATAATTCCATAGATGGTTGGGAACAGTTCTGCCATCTTATTTTACCCTGTGTGTATTCTGCCACATCAACCACTGACTTCACTTTGCCGTTAATAATAGCGAGTTTGAGTCTATCGAGTCTTGGCTTATCTTTATAAATTTCGTATTCAACCTTGAAGCACTGGAAGGTGGTACAGATAATGCATTTTGTGGGATACATATAGAAGGTGAGGTTACCTGTCTTGTATACGCCCACTTGGTTCATAGGCGAATTGTACCACAGTATGTTTAGAATACGTCTATTGGACGGTTGGTGAGGTTCTTACGCATTGATTCGGTGAGTTCAGTTGGATTGTCGTACTGGCATGGCTTGTCTGTTACATAGGGGCTTCTAGCAGCAGTCCACCAGATTTCGCCATTGTAGGTGTGATACACACACTTGAGGAGTGGGTATTGACCGTTTGTGTGGTAAATTCGCTCGAACTTTATAACTTTATAAGGACTAACTGGTACTGGCTCAGGAGCTGGTGAAGGAGTAGGGGCAGGTTTAGGCTGTTCAGAAAGTTTGTTTTCAACGACAACTACACGATCTTTGACAATCGTTACTTCAGAAGCGTTGTTCCCCACTTGGTTTTCAAGGGTGTCGGTCTTGGTTTCAAGAGTGCCGATTCTACCTTCATGCTGCTCAATGTCTTCGGTGTTCTTCTCCACCTGAATAACGATAGGCGGTTTCTCATCTGCTCCAAGTGGTTGAGGTTGATAATTAGCCAAGCCAATATTAGTAACTGCTGCTGAGGCTAAGATTGCTGCAAGTAACATCTTCTTTTTCATAATGCTTATATTCTACACTTAGTTGCATAAATTGTCAAGTAGTTTCCCCGCGGACAAGGGATAGTTATGTTTGTTTTACGCGTAGCTTTTGGGTTCTGGAGTAATGAACTGTACACAAAGTGCAAATCATCCGTCCGCAAAATGATTATGCTTTTAGTATAACAAAAGTATTGACCCTAAAGACGGCTTATGCTAGAATGTACCTAGCTAACAAGTGGTTAGTATAAAAACAAAAAAGGGTACAAATGAAAGATTTTCTACAAATAACAGCAGGGTTAGTATTATTAACGATAATAGCCGTAGTGGGGTTATAAAGTGAAACTAGACATACAAGAATACAAGGGTGAGATAATTATAGTATTGATTACTATATTTATGCTTGGCGTTTTAGCTGGTATGACCCTTATGATAAGCATGAGAGCCAACGATCCATCCGTTTACCCTGTTTACAAGCCTTTAAATATTGAGCCTGAATACCACACAATTTGACTCGTCTGATACAATAAAATGGCATATAAATTAAACAAGGATTTATGCGCTAGACCATTGACCTAAACCTGTGGCGCGGATTATGTTTATCGAACTTTTAATCGCAGGGCATTTCCAAACATACGAACCTAAGCCCGAACCAGTACAAGAAATCAAGATAGAAGAAGTTATAGAAGTCGAAGAACCGACTCAGATTGAAGTAGAACCAGAACCTGTTGAACCAGAGATAACCCCCCCAGAACTAACCCTACAAGAAAAGATAGCCACCAACTACTACCAGTGCGACACCACTACGCAGTACATACGAGCCGATAACGCTCAATGTTTAGCCAAACCAGTACAAATACCGCAACCAGCCAGAAACACCGCACCAGCAGCCCCAAAAACAGCCACACGCAATAATGGCTGGCGCTTTCCCATAGGACAATGTACTTGGTGGGTGGCAACCAAAAGACAGGTAGGCAACTGGAATAACGCAACAGACTGGCTATGGCAAGCTAAGAGAGATGGGTATGCTACTGGTTCACAGCCAAGACCAGGTGCTATTGCATGGCGTGTTGGACATGTAGCGTATGTTCAGTCAGTCAGTGGCAGCACGATGACGGTATCAGAAGCAAACTATGATAGGCGTGGCTCGATCAGGACTATCACCGTTCCTACTAACTCATACTCGTCTTTTATTTATTAGACCGACAATTCATACAAACAATCCGCTCTACCAAAACCTCATAACAAACATACTCATACATGAATGAAGACCCGCACAATACGCAGGTCTTTTTCTTTTTGTGTATCGTTTCACATTTCATAAAGTAGAGCCTCGGTTGGAACGATATGGTAGTGGTTAGTAGTTGTGTTGAGGGCAACTAAAAAGAGACATATCACCGAGGCTGTGGATAGATTATAGCATTTCATAGTTGTTTTTGGCTATGGCTTATGCTAGAATATAAGTGTAAAGAAAGGAACGATATGAATAGCGACAGTAATGCAGACTGCTCAAGCGGAAGCTGTAACATTTGCTTTGGAGGTGACGAATGAAAACCGAAGCACAATACAAACTAGAGACTGCTGTTGAGGCTCTTGAGACTCAGGTAGCAGAACTAATAGTAGAGTTAGACAAACTAGAGCCTTCTGTTATTTGGAACGCTCGAATGAAAGTTGCAGCCATTGAGGGAGTACTAGAGTTTATGAAAGGTGGATTACATGACAATTAAAGTTGAATACATTGAATCAGTAACCTACGCTGGCACTGATGACGGAATTAACTACACATTTAACGCTGCCAGTTTAGAAAACCCTAACGACTGGACGGAGAAGCACTAATGAATCTATTTGAGAAACTAGCCGCCTTACAGCAAGAGTTCAAAGGGGCAAAGAGTGAATACAATGCTCATGGTGGTTTTAAATATCGCTCACTAGAGCCGATGATGAAAGAGCTAAAGCCTCTATTAAATAAACACAAAGTAATGGTGATATTCAGCGATAGCCTAGAAAACTGTGCCGATACGCCCCATATAGTTGCCCACGTCAAACTAATAAACTTAGAGAAACCCGATGAGATTATTGAGGTAACATCTTCAGCTCAAGAAGCCGCCGTCCAAAAGGGTATGCAAGCCGCTCAAATATCTGGCTCAACATCTAGCTATGCTCGTAAGTATGCACTGTCAGGACTTCTAGCAGTTGACGAAAACGAGGACTTAGATAGCAAAGATCAGAACCAGAATAGCCGAGTGAGTAAACAAGGCTCATTCAAAGCAAGTCCCAACAAGCCAGCCAGCCCTGCACAAAAGAAGTTTCTAAATGAGCTGTTTACCCAGTCTCACCCAGATGAAGATGTTGTCGAGTGGATAGCTGACCAGTACGGATATATTGCTAAGGAGATGACCAGCGAGCAAGCCAGTCATATAATCGAGGAATTAAAAGGGTGAAAATAACAGCCACACATAAAACCACAGGTGAAACCGTAGAATCCGAAGTCACTAATCTGACTGAGCTGGTAAACGCATGGAGACTGGCAAGCGAATATGAAAAGCTTGCCACCTCTCTCAAAGATCAGCTAAAGAAGCTTTTACCTCAGTACCTAGACGAACAAGGTAAAACTGACGAAATAGACGGCTACCGCTTCACCAGTACCTATGTACAGAGAAAAACCTACGACAAAGCTGTTATGCGTCAGGTACTAGATGAGGACACGCTAGACCTACTACTAATACCAGATAAGACTAAGGTAGACGCATACATTAAAGAGAATCTAAGCGAGCTAGGTGAACACTCAGGACTACTAAGAGATACTATGATAGAAGTGGGCAAAGGATATTCAACTACAAGATTGGAGAAACTAGGTTGAAATACCAAACCTCTGACAAAGCTCAGGTAAATGAAGCTTTTGAGTACCTTACTAAGCTAGTCGGGCAAGCAGCCACAGTTGAGATAAAAAAGCTAAGTCCTAAGCGTTCATTGAACCAAAATAGATACTACCATCTCTTGCTAGGTATATTCGGACTAGAGTTCGGCTGGAGTTTAGAGGAAGCTAAGATAATACATAAGCGTGAAGTATCACCTAACATATTCATCTATGAAAAGAACGGTAAGAAGTTTGTTAGAAGCAGTGCTGACATAGATAGCAAAGAGATGACCGAAGCAATTGATCAGCTCAAGAGATATTGTGCAGAACAAGGACTTTATCTGCCAGATGCTGATGATCCTGAAAAAATAATAAGATTTGAAAACATGGTAGAAAGAGAACGGAGCTGGTTATGAGTATAGAAGAATATTACCGTAAACTAGGTGTAGTGCATAATAAAACTAAATGCGAGGTATGCGATGGAATTGACTAGAGCAGAAAAGATAAAAAAAACAGGTATTTTGAGATACGGCAGCGAAGAAGCTTGGAGAGAATCACTATCTAAGAACGGTAAAAAAGGTGGTAAAGCACAGGTTGCGAAAGGTTTTTCTTTTAACCGAGAACTTGCGAAAGAAGCAGGTCGCAAAGGTGCTATGGCTCGGTTTAAATCTGTGGATAAGTCTGCATAAAAAGACTATGTTTCTAGCATAAGCCGTGCTACAATATACCCATACTAACAAGTGGTTAGTAGGAAGCGGATAGATAAAACAGTCCAGCCCACAAGACTAAGAGATAATAAGGGCAATCTGCACCATTAAAAATAATCGGGAGGGTACGATTATGGATTCGCAAACAAAAAGAATGATAAAAGAAATGAAGCGTCGAAAGGTTGCGAACCACGAGTTCCCTAAGATGTACATTATGTCCTACACAAGGCGTATTGCAGACATCAGGGGCATGGGTATAACAGTTAATAAAGAACGCCTCTACGACAAAGATGGCAAAGCAACAGGTACATACGTTTACTGGATTCCTCGCAAGCGTAAGGTTAAAGATATAGACTTCAAAATGAACTATGAAGAATTGCCAAAGTCTAAGTTCTTTCAAAACGCTATGAGGTTGTTCCGTTGAGCAAGACCTGTACCTTTACTGGCTGTGAGCGCGGTACTCGGACAGAACTATGCTTCTGGCATAGACCGAAGAAGCGACCAAAGTCTCGTGGTAAACAATCATTCTTATGGGAGTTGGTACGAGCTGAATGGATAGCCAAACACGGCTACGATCATCTTTGCTACATCTGCGGAGTGAGATTAGATGAAAGCACATTGACATTAGATCATGTTATCCCTCGCTCTAGTGCGAAGAACTACGCAAATAGGCACAGTGAAAGCAACCTAAAACCTTGCTGTCTACCATGCAATAACGAGAAAGGAAGTAAACATGGATAGTGACAATTTTTTCTGGAAGGTAACAGCTCTGATAATGCTTCTTTTGGCAATATTTGCAGTCTTGATCGCCATTAGATGTTCTGAAACACTTACCTGTGTCAGTATGTACGAAGATAACGGCATACGATACTGTGTTTCGGAAGTAGAACTTTAACAACTAGAGATACATAGATAAGACGTAGTAGTGCTGGTAGTAATGCCTGTACTAGAGAAGCAGGACGGTATCTGTCGCTGGTGGACGGCTTAGGCAGTAAATGGCCCTCCCACTTAGGGGAACTCTAAAACTAACGAGTTATAACCAATGTGCGAAAGCCCCCTTGCTACTAGCACCATACGCCTTATCTAGCTGTTTGGTTACATCAGCGGGACATCAGCAAGGGACGCTATTAACAAGTTACTTTTAGAAGAATGAAGACCCTTGCAGTGTAGACCTATAAAAGCTGGTTAGGAATCGGTTGATAACGAGTTTCAACTCGCTTGAACGCTATTCCAAGGGTCAACCCCTAGCCAGCTCCAGTAGGTAGAAGAAAGTAAACAGACTATGTGTAGTGGGTGGCGAGCGTCAAGCAGAAGTTAGACCGCTTGGAAACGAGCTACTACCGAAAGGTGAAACGGGACTATACCTCGCCACTCATTATGCGTAGTTTGAAGTAATAAGAAAGGGAGTGATATGAGTGATTGGTCATACGACAGGAACGAGGACACATTTGACCCAGAAGATTTACCAGAGGAGGACTAACTAAATGGCAAAAGTAACAATTAACTTTGAAGATGCGAAACTAATGAACCGATTTTTTGACTGGTTTGAATCAGATGGAGCACCAAGTCTTATGGAATCTGGCGACATATCCATAGAGTCTGTCAGAAGTATGCAAGTGATTGACGTGGAATACGGGGACTAACTAAATGGGAAGCAAAATGGACGATATATTAAAAGATTTCATACCTCACTACGGACACCAATACTGCAACGAAATATGTCCAAACTTTAGAGCCAAAGCCTCCCTCAAATCAGCACTGTTGGAGTGTGTGCCAGAAGAGCGTGCGAATGAAAGATCCGGAGCGATTAATATGCAAGGTGTTGAGTTAGGGGTTGCTGGCTTATGAGACTCTGCTTTGGCTCATTTGCTACTCCGTTGATAGCCGTAGCGAATTGGGCGACAGACCGTCTCAACCAATCTTACTTCGCCCCCTCCCAGAAAGAGAGCCAGGAATGAGCGAGGTAAAAGCCTACGAGGTTGTGAAACTGCGTGCAGTAAAGCGAAAGACATGGTTCTTTACGTGGTTTGAAGCCGTAAAGTCTGATGTACTCGGCCACGAGATACACATACGTACTCAATCACCCATACGAGCCGTGTACGTAAATGAGCAGAAGTTCGCCCCCACTAAACCTAATAAGGAGATTGAGAAATGAGTGAAAACTGCACAATCTGCCTAGACGCAGAGATACGCAGACTAATTAAGAGGCGGAAGGAGATTGAATAGTATGAGCAAGCTAGATACTTTGATTGGCGTAGCCGCCGCAATGGGCGTTGTAGTGATTATTGTCTGGGGGATTGGCTGGCTATTCAGTCTTGGCCCAGACACGCTTACCAATGAACAGATTATTGAGGAGACCAAGAAATGTAACGATGCTGGGCTAGAAGCCGACAGGTACGTTAGTGGATTGACTGGCGAACCTGTGAGAATCTATTGCGGAGACAAGCTATGACCACCCCCATAAGTAAGGATGAGTTGCGGATAGATGAAGTCATTTTCAACATCGAAGATTACGTCGGCGGAAATATTGAAGGCGTTGAAAAGATAGACAGAATGGGCTTCACTGTATTCCTGAGAAAGCAGCTAACAGACTACGCCACCCAACAGAACCTAGAGCTACTAGAGAGGTTGAAGGGGAAAATAGATTACAGGTACGCAACAACGAGAATAGTTGGGAGCTTGGGTAGCTACAATGCCGCCGTTGACGACATCAGAGAAGCCATAACATCATTAGAAAAGGAGATTAAAGGGTGAGTGACTTCTACCGCCTCGAATCAGACCCTAGCATGTACATTAACCTAGATTCAGATACTGAGTTTCTTCGAGAGCAGCAGGCGCGGCTCCATAGACTATCTGCTCTTGTGATGAGAGACATACAGGTATTAACAGAGACGATTGTCGAGAGAAATGGTATAATAGGGGCAGAACGTTAACAATTCAATCCCAGTAGCTTGAGTGAAAGCTCAAGTGCTGACGAAGCAGCTGAATACATTGTGAGTAAACAATTTCAAGTAATTGAATGCAGAGCTGCTCACAATACGGGGTGATTGAATCTCTGACGAAAATTATCGTAGCGATAGCCTTCGGGCTTGGGGTTTCACCTAGGTTTAATCCCCCACCCATTCAGCCTAAGATTAGTTATGGGATTTGAGGGG